GGTGTTTTTACGGCGGGTACCACTACTTTCACAGCCGGTGCCGGTTGTGCCCGAACGGGAGCAGCCGGTGCCGGGTTCGCGGTTTGCGCCGCCGGTTGTTCCTGTACGGGAGCATTTTTGGCAGCGAGTTGCGCAGTAATCTCGGCATCGCGTGCCGCGATTTTAGCCGTCCGCGCGTCAGTCGGCGTTGCGGCTGCCGGTGCGGCCGCAGCTTCACCGCCATGTTTGGGTCCGCCGGGAAACGGCGTGACGCCGGAGTCTACGACTTTTTCTACTTCTGGCACGTGGGCCTCCTATTTAGTTGTTGCAGATGGTGACGGCGGATAACCAGCGACATCGACTGAATTCACGAGCGCCGGATCGAAGGCGGCAAGTTCGGCTTCCATTTGCGCGATCTGTGCCTGTAAATTTGCAACGGTCGCAGTCCACTTAACGATGAACTGCTTCGCCGTGAGAATTTGCTGCGGTCCTATGGGCACGGTTACCTCCCGATAACTTCGGACGGGAGCAGCGGATAAGAGAACGTGAGCGCGAGACCAAGCTGTCCCTCCATCGCCCGGTTACGCGCGAGATCGGTCACGGCCGCGTCGTATAGGATGTCACCGTTTGTCCCGGTGATCGCCTGAAGCGTTCGATCCGGGAGTAACACCGCCAGAATGGCGAGTCGTGCCAAATTCAAATCCTCACCGACGTTTACATTGCCCGGTTTGCGCTCGTCAAGCACCACGTAAATCTCAGGCGTCATCTTCATGACTTGCGGCGGGACCCCGGTTTCGGTACTGCCGCGTTCCTTACGCTGAATTCGTGGATCGTTTATCTCGTCGCCGTCGCACATAATGATACCGGGCACTAATTGCTTTGGTAGCACATTCCGGTTGCGCACGATATTTCCGGCCGGAATAGAAATCGGCAAGTTATTTGCGGCATTCGTCTCCGACAATTCAATCGTAAGCCCGCTAAGCAGGGTAAACACCTGAGTGAGAATTGCTTGTCGGCGGTCGTCAAAAGTCGTCATCGGCGCACCACACAGTCCCAACAGATGATCGTACCATTCGGCGCATAAGGTTTGACCGGCTGCGCAAACGGCAAAGGAACGTTCGCATCCGGGCCTTGCGATGGCACAAGTTGATCTTGTTCATTATCCGGCGGATTGGTCAGCAAGCCGGTGACTGAGATTAACACTTTGCGCTGTGTCGGATTTGCGAGTTGTGTCACCGGATCACGTGGTGCGTAGTCATAAATGCAAATCGTGCACGGCCGGTCAGTAGACCCGACTCGACGCAGCACCGCAGGCATCCCGAACTGCGTAATCAGCGTCATCGCGGTGCTTTGCATGCTGGTGAAAAAGTCGGTCATGATCTTACCGAATGATCGAACGGCCGCCGCCAGCAATCAAAATTCCGGCCTTGGCAAGCATGCGCGTGACGTGCGGGAAGTCCGGGAAAAATCCAAGACCAAGCTTGGTATCGTATGTACGAGTCGTGCGAATTGGTCCGACTTGGTTTTCCTGTGTCTCAATGACACCGCCAGAGCCGACAATGGCCGGGTCATAATCCGGTTGAAGCGACGTGCCGGAAAGTACGCGCAGCGCCAGTTCGGCGCACGCCTGCTGAATTACTAGCGGCACGCCGTACACGCTGTCGCCGCTGTAGTCCACACATCCCTGTCGCGGCCACTGCGTGTGCTGCTGCGTCGAGCTAGGAACGAAGTAGCCGTAGTTGTTATATATGCCGAACGGGGTAAGCCACGGATCGACAAAATCAATCATCGCATCGACTGTCGGGTTCGCGCCGAGAAATTGCAGAAGCTTGATGCCCTTGAACCGATACCATTGATCCAGATAATCGCTCGCCTGCACGATGGCCTGCATCACGCCGTCAATCGGCGAGTCGGCGTACCCAAACACGCCGCGTGAATTATTGTAGAGCGCGAGAAAATCCGGCGTGATGTAGGCGTTCGCCGGGTTCATCGCAATGACTTCGGAGTCGTCGCCCGGCGACGGCACGGCATTCGCGCCGGTGAGCCACTTGATTGAGCCGGTCGGCGGCCAACCTGATTGCAGCACGAGGCCCGGCCCTGCGCCGCCCGGCAGCGCCGTTGTGATTGAGAAGTCGTTATCGTCGAGAACTTGGCTGACGGTGAACGCAAACGAAACGTTCTGACCGCTCCACGGCTGCACGCCCGAGTAGATGCCGGTGTCGTTGACTTCAACAGGGCTTCCCGGCGACGCATTGATCGAGAGTTGCGCGACGGTGCCCGTGCGGTCTTGAATTGAAAAGATTGCATCGCTCATGGGGACCCCGGCTTTTCAAAAACGAGATCGTTCAATTGCTGCGGTGAGACATACGACCATTCGACCGCCCCATCGTATGACTTCGTGTAGCCGGTCGGCGCGGTCGCCCCCGTCGTGCCGCTGTGATCGGCGATGTACGCATTGCCCTTGCTTTGCACGTAGTCGCCTGTGAGCACGGCAAGGTCGGTTTCCCATGGTGTCAATCCTTGAAGGACGACACGGCCCTGTCGGTTACGGCGAGCGTAGTAAAGCCCGGCCTGCGTTTGCGCGCTGAGATTTTTCCCTATGGCTTTCATGATCCAGCCTTCACGATTTCCCGAACCTCTTTCGGCGTAAGCGCGCGAGGCCAGAGAACAACAACTCCATTACTCTCATATTCCGACTCGGGCAAGTCGTATTCAGTTCCGTGATCTTCATTGTCGAAAGCGTCATTCAAGTACCAGAAAATATTTCCGCTGCAACGCACGAATGTCGCGGCGGTTCCGACTTTCCGAGAGATCATTTCGTATGTGTGGAAGTCGCAACGTGGCGCGAGTATCGCATTCAAGTGTCCGTAGCCGGAACCGTCAGCGTCTTGAACTATGCGCCATGACGGCGTGCGCAAGATGAAAGCTCCGGCGTCGAACTTCAGCCACATCGTGACTGAGAAATCTGCGAGACCGATTGCCGGGACGCGACCCGTCTTGCCGAGTCGTACCGGCGTGAACATGGCGCGTTATCGCCCGGCGGGCGACGCCCCCGGACCGGACGGCACGCCGCGCTGACGGGCCATTTCAAGCCGCGACATCGGGCGCACGAGTTTCCCGTTCGGACCCATAGCGTAAGGTCGGTCAGACCCGACACGCTTACCGGAGCCGCGACCGATGTCCGCGGGCATATCGCCATTCTGGCGAGCGCGCTGCCCGGCAGCAGCGTCCATTCGCTTTTGATGTTCAGACCGAAGATAGTCCTGCACCATTTGCGAATGCGTCACACGCGGGAATTTTGAGGCCAAATCTTGCCGGGCTGTAACGAGTGCCTTCAATGTGTTTTGATCCTTGCGTTGCAAGTCCTGCGCATCGCGCAAATTCTGCTGATGCTCGGTTTCGAGACCGTCCACTTTGGCCTGAAGCGCGGCGCGATCCGGCACAGGTCCATCTGTTACAATGACCGCGCTATCCGTTACAATGTCACCGCCATCCTTTACAATCGGTTCGTCAGCGGCCGAAATTACTCCGGTCTCAGTCGGGACCTGACGCACGAAGCCCGGCGCGACTTCGTTCACGTCAATGCGCCGAACGCTCGGGTCATTGGTGAGTTTTTGGATGACGCTAACGCGCGGCATACCATCTTCAGACCAGTGGTCCTCATTCGAGTGGTCAAGCTGGCGAAGCGCGTTAATGATCTTGTCTTTCTGCGATTGATCGAGTGCCATGGTATCCTCATTTGCTCGGGGTCTTGGCCGCTCTCCCCGGCGCCCCCGCCGCCCGGCTGCTCTTACGGGCAACCAAGCGACGGACAGAACCGCCGGGAGTCACAGCCCGCCCCCGGCAAGCGCCCGGAGAGGCACCCGCCGAGAGAAGCTCGGAATTCGTGGCCCGGCGACTTGCGCCGCCGGGCCGGTCCAGCGCGACCGGAAGTCCCCCTGCCGAGTCGCGCCGAAACCGTTAGTCAGGTATCGGCGAGTGCGGCAACGACACAAACGCGGTGCCGAAACTCTGCGACGTTTGATCGAATAAAACGTCGCCCATCAGGTCAATCGTGCCCCACGTGTTGCCGATAAGCGAGACCGCCTTGTTCGGCGAAAGTTTCACGAGAGGAAATTGCGCGGTCCAGTCCGGGCCGACGTCGTTTGCGCCGACGAATTGAACGGCCGCGTAAATCACCGGACTCGAAAAGATATTGATTGTTTCGTCGGCCGGTGACGGTCCGCCGGAAGGAATGCCGAGCAACGCAAAGCCCATGTTGCGCGCGGTGAATTCCTCCAACACCATCGTGAGCGAGCCGGATATTTCCGTCACTGCGGTGAAGTCTTTCACCTTGACGCCGGTCATTGACGAAAAATGATCTAGCTCCGTCACCTTCGCCAAAAATTCAAACGTCGGACAGTTGCCGCACGCGGTGTAGTGACTTTCGCCGAGCAACTTGATTGAGACCACACCCTTGCCGATGTAATAGTTGCCGATATTCGGGGAAGTCAGCGAACCTTCGATGTCGAGATAACCTTGGGGCATGGTTACCTCCCTTAATTCGTGGTGCTATCGCTCGCGTCGCCGCCCGGAGTTGCCTGCGCCGTACCAGCAGTGTACGCGGCAGTCAATCCAGTCGTGTTCGACACTTGCGAGAAAATTTTGAAAGCTGTGTTGGTCCGCAGAAAGCCGAACAGCGCCGCGAATGTAGACGACAAGTGGGTCGCCTCGGCAACGAGGAATGCCACCTTCTGCGCGCCGTGACGCAAGCGACCGACGCGAGCATAGCGTTGATACTTGGCGTACAGACGGGGAGAGGCTTTCGTGTCGGTGGTCGGAGTCGTCATCGTACAGCCCTCGGGTTAAAGTTTCGGTTTGAAAACCGGCCCGGATGTCAAACCATACTTGACATCCGGCCGTATTCCTAAACCGCGCGCCTAGTTAGACGCCCCGATAGCTGCCCGGCGAAGCGACGGACTCGGTGGTGAGCAAGCGAGCGAGCTTGATCTGTTTCCGCTCGGGGAACACCCGGACGAATGCACCGGCCGTGGACAGGGCCGAGTTGGTCGGGCCGCCTTCGTAAGTGCCCGGCGAGCCGCCAGCGACGAACGCATGACCGACCGGATGAATACACCACTCAACGCGGTTGTAGAGAACGTCACTGCCCGCGCCGTTGCCGCGATCCGGGTAACGGAAAACTTCGGTCGGGACGATTGGCGTGCCAACACCGAGTCGGAAGGACGCGGGACCGACGAGCCACGTGTGATAATCCCCCGACGCAGTGTTCGCGGCGCAAGACGGATCGCCTGACGGATTGGGCATGCCGTCATCGACAATCACGCGCCGACCGAGGAACACCGGAATGTTGATGTGGCCTTCGGCATCGGGAATGAAGTCGATCAGGTTGTTTTTCTGCGCCTTGGCGTAGACGATGCTGTGCATGAACACGGCCGTCACGTCCTCGGCGGCGTCACCAAGAGTCGTACAGGTGTCGATGAAGGCCGACGCAGAGAAGTCGGTCACACCGGCTGTATACGAGCCTTGGATGTTATTGGTCAGGTCGTTCTGCGTGCCCGCCTCAAACTTCGTGCTGGTGCCGCCATAGGTAGCGCCCGCGTCGGAGAGAGCATTAGTCGCAAAAAGACCCTGCGTGGTCGCAACGAAAGCGCGTTGCAAACGACGGACCCAATAGTCGGAGACGCGAGCCGCGATGCTCTGCATCGGGTCCGCCCCGGCGAGGGCCGCTGCAAGCCGCATTGTGCTCCACGAGCTATTGCGGCTGAGTCGCACGGCGACTTCGGCCGATGTCTGCGTAGTATTCGGGGTGGAGAGGACGTTCGCGTTGTCCGAGGAAATATTTTCCGCCGGATCGCCGATGTCCTGCCAAGACGGGACCGTAAAGGTCAGGCCACCACCGGCCAGAAGGCCGTCGAGAAAATCGTCGCGGGCCGCGATACCCGACTGGATGATCGCAGTCTTTTCCATCGTAAGCTGCTGCGTGTACGGCGTGAAAATCTGCGGCACAACGACATCAGCGATGGTGGTTGAAACGTTGGTCATGGCGTCCCTCTCTCTTGGGTTGCTAAGCGAAACTGTCGCCGTCGCCTCCCCATGGAGGTTCGCGATCATTGAATTGAAAGCCCGTCTGAGTCGCTCGCCATGGAGCGCATCGAAGCGCGAGGATCAATTCAGCATGTGAAGAAGTAACACGTCAAAAAGAAACGAGCAACGGGGTATTTGCACCGATTAAAGCTGCTCCCCCTTCGGTTGCTCAGTAGGCGGTATTTGCTTTGAAAAATCAGCACATCCTACGCCAATTTCAACTTTGAATGCATGAATTTTTGCGACCAGAGCTTTCCCTAGCTTCGCAATGTGGTTGGCGAATTCCTTGGATTTATAAGCCGTTGTGCAATCCGCCATTGTCAGATACGAGTCGGGAAGCGCCATAGGCGGTATCGGCACTACCGGCCCGTTAGCCGACAACGAGATTGCTATCAGCAAGATGATGTGAAAACCGGGCATTGCGCATCTCCTGCACTTCGGCCGTGATCCGAGCGAATACATCGGTCCAGTCGTGAACCTCCGTTTGCCGGAATAGCTTCATGCTCGGATACCACGGGGAGTCATCACGGTCAAGCAACCAGCGCCAGCATGTGCCTTTCGGGAGCACCGCGAAAGTCTTGACGCCCACTGCTCCGGCCACGTGCAACACCGATGTGTCAGTCGAAATGACGAGATCGAGGTTCTCCATGATCGCCGCGTTGTCCATGAACGTATCCACGCGCGGGACGGGATCGCCGCCAAGGTCGATGACCTGAAAATCGACATCTTCGATCTGAGTTGCAGGTTCATCTTTCTGAAGGCTGAAAAGCGTGATGCCCGGAATAGCAGCGATGGCCTTGAACATTTCAAGCGGGATGATCCGCGCGAATGCGTGCGGCAACCATTGATGACCCGGCTGCCAGCATATCCCGATTTTGATTTCGTGATTGGCCGACCACTTGAAAATCTCTTTTTTCCAGTGCTCGATCTTCTCCGGTGTCGAATGTAAATAGCTTGGCCCGGCGGGGATTGTATCAATCGTCGTGCCCATAATTCTCGGCATCGACATGAGCGGAAGCCACTGGTAAGGCTCGACCACTTCCTCAGATTTGCTCAACATCTCGACGCCATCAAGAGACGATAGCAGCGCGTGCATTTCCTTGGGACAATAGAGTGCAGTCGGTTGCCCGTTCATCGCCGCGACTTTGGCGTAGCGAGAAAATTGTATCACATCGCCCATGCCTTGTTCGGCCACGAGTATGAGCTTGTCGGATGTTTGCTTGCCGTCCCATATTAAGCCCGGCATCTGTGTCATCGCACCATGAACGCGGTACTCGAATTCTTTCCAGCCCTCAATGAAATTTCCATGCTTAAGATCGTGAAATGATTTGCCGCCTAATCCGTGATTGAAACCGGGTTCGATTTCCAGCGCCTTCTCGAAGTGCTTAAGGCCCGCGCCGTGCTCACCGAGATCGCGTTCAAGCAGGACGCCGTAATTGAAATGAGCAAAGGGGTTGCTCGGGCCGACTTCTAGGGCATGCTCGTATGCGGCTTTCGCAGCATCAAAATGCCCCCGGCCTTGCAGCGCGAGTCCGTAATTGACCCAAAATGCTTCCTCGTTCGGCTTGTCGCGTAGTGCGATTTGAAAATCGCGGATCGCTTCGTCATAGCGGCCGACAAGGATGTATTGTTCGGCGCGGTTGCCGAGTAGGAGGGCATTGTCCGGGAATTCAGCGAGGGCCGCATCATAGGCGGCGATGGCGAGCGTGTACTGTTTCAGTTGATGATAGTGCAGGGCGCGCTCTGTGTTGCGAGACATTTGGGGACTCCGATATTCAAGTATTCACTGCGCAGCGGATAAGGCAATGCTCGGGCATTGTCAAGTTGGCGTGGTAATCTTCGTCTGCTTGCCGGTTATGCGCGTAGCCATGCCGCCGTGGATCACTGGCGCAACCGGGCCGTGGATCACTGGCGCAACCGGGCCGTAAATAGCATACTTCGATTTCCATATCGTAGGCTGCTCTCTGTATAGCCGCACATGCCCGTATTGCGTCAATGTTTTTAGCGTCAATGAGATATGCGCAACCGGAACTGTTTTCAGTTCTGCGGCCAGCGATTGCGTCAAGCCCTTTAACGTCTGCGCGATACGAGTAAATTCGGCATTCATAACTGTCGTCGCGCTCGCCTGCGTCAATGCCGAGAGGTTTGAAGTAATCTCTCCCGCTAATTCCCCGGACAGGGTAATCGCGCCAATTTGCGTCGGCGCTTTTAGTGTCTGCGTGATGTGGAGTGGTTCCAGTTCTACATCAGAACTAGATTGCGCGAGACCTTTTAGAGTTTGCACTATGGCTGCCGGTTCGATCTCAACGATTGTGCCCGACTGCGTGAGAGCCTTCAACGTCTGAGCGACGTGCGCCGGTTCGGTCTCAGTGACCGCGCTTGCTTGCGTCAGAGTTTTTAGGGTTTGAACTAGAACCGCCGGTACGATCTCAGCGGCCGAGGCGGCCTGCGTCAACGCCATCAGCGCCGTCGTTATGCGTGCATCAGGCACCGCCGTGGCGTTGAATATTTGCGTCAGCGCCTTCAACGTCTGAGCGACGTGCGCCGGTTCGGCCTCAGTGATTGCGCCCGACTGCGTGAGGGCCTTTAACGTCTGAGCGACGTGCGCCGGTACGATCTCAGCGGCCGAGGCGGCCTGCGTCATCGCTCAGACGTTAAAGGCCCTCACGCAGTGAGGCTGAAGCTGTGCCCCACCTCGGGATCAAATACAGTTGTTTTGAGCTTGTAGCGAAGCCCATAAACAAAAAGAGCCAGAAATAAATCTGACTCTTTTGCCAGCCGCCTTACGGCGACCTCCCG